TTAGCCGTTAAGTTTAACTGCCAGACCTGCGACATATTCCCCTTGATAACGAGCAATAGACAGTTCTTCCTGGCTGGGCTGGCGTGAACCGTCACCGCCTGCGATGGTGGTTGCGCCGTACGGCGTACCGCCGCGAACCTGTGAAACGTCAAATAATTCCTGCGCTGCGTAGCCAATAGGGACAATTACCATGCCGTGATGCGCAAGGGTCGTCCAGGTGGATGTGATGGTTTGTTCCTGACCGCCGCCAGTACCGGTGGAACTAAAGACGCTCGCCAGTTTTCCGTATAGTGCGCCGGAAGCCCACAGGCCGCCCGTCTGGTCGAGGAAGGTACGCATTTGACCGGACATGTTGCCAAAGCGGGTAGGTGTACCAAAAATAATGGCGTCGTAATCGGCCAGTTCTTGCGGGGTTGCAACCGGTGCAGTTTGCGTTTTACCGCCTGCTTTTTCAAATAATTGCGGCGGCATGGTTTCCGGTACACGCTTAACGACAACTTCAGCGCCATCCACTTTGCTTGCACCCTCAGCGACTGCGCGTGCCATCGTTTCAACATGTCTAAGGATATGGTTTATCATTTTGAAAAATATAATTTTATTTCATCCTCCTGGTCACTTTGGGGCACGTCTGGGGCACGGGCATTAAGGACATTATTCAACATGGCAACTTGAGTCACGCTGCACTCAGGCATCCATGCACCATAAACATTGTAGACCATGCTGGCGCTGGAGTGCCCCATCTGTGATGCAATAAATGTCGGGTTTGCTCCGGCAGATAAAGCCCAGCACGCATAGGTATGGCGTGACTGATACGCTTTACGGGATCGGATACCCGCTCTTTTTATTGCTGAATCCCATGTCGCTCCGATGGAGCTTACCGCGTAGTTAATACCAGCCTTGTGATTCTTGCGAACGATTTGCGGACAGAAAACAAAAGTGCACTCGTGCAAAATTGTTCTTCCGTACTCGCGTAATTGAACAGTGATCTGATGCTGCCTGCTAAGACGAGTAAGCATCGCCTGGTTTTTAAGTGCTTCAATTGCTGGTGCCAGAAGATGTATAACCCGGTTAGTGCCTGCGTCAGTCTTTGGTAGCGTAAAATCACCTATTTTTGTAAAATTTCTTCGCACTGTTATCGTGCCAGCTTTCAGGTCGATATCCTCCCATGCAAGTGCGGCAATTTCACCGTGTCGCATCCCTGTAAAAACAGCCACTGTCCAGAGGTTTTTGGTCTGTTGATGATGGCAGGCATCAATGAGACGGCTAAACTCATCTCTGGTCAGTGGATCCGGCACTGGTTTTGATTTCCTCAGCGGTGTTATTGAATTAAACGGGTTTTTCTCCAGATACCCGTTTTCGGCGGCAAAGCTGAACATTCCGGCTGTTGTTGTCATGTAATAGTTCACTGTGGGTACGGTTCTTCCTTTTTGGGACGTGCTGGTTTTCCTGCTTCCCTTTTCCCCGGTCAGTAAATCTTTCCTGATAAACAGCAGATCTTCTTTTGTAATCGATGACGCCAGCCTGCCAGGACCAAGTCTCGGTAGCATATTTTTCATCACTGATTGATAACGATTTAAGGCGTTACTACTGATTTCCATTGCTTTCAGAGTAAGCCATTTCTGTGCCAGTTCACCGACGGTGATATCTTTTTTTACCAGGCCAAATAGCTTCAGGTTAGGTGAGTCAGGGAATCGCTCGGCATAATCAAACGTTCCCGTTCTGATTGCAAAGCAGACAGAAGCCCTTAACTCACCAGCGATCTTTCTGTTTTTCGGAGTATCGGGCACGCGAAGATTTTCGCGCACTCGTTTACCCCTGTACTTAAACGTTATTCGGAGTTTTCCTCCGTGATTTTCAACGCCGGCTGGATAGGCTGAATTCGCCATTGTTCCTCCTGCGTCCAAGAGCACGCTCAGGTTATACTCTTATGGACAAGAATTAAACATCCTGAGATGGTAAGGGTTGGTTTTTGATCCAAGTGTTGATGGTAGGAAGATGATAGAGACATTCGCTGTTTTTCTTTGGCGTTCCGTCGGGGGCAATTTGTTTATATTCTCTGCCGTTCATCCACGCACTGTCCCTGGCGCGTAATATTGTTCCTTTTCTTAGGCCTGTTACAGCCATTAAAAGCTCCAGTGTTACCCATTCATTCGCATTTATCTGTACAACAGGTGTGATGACTGGCTGAATGCCATGGTTATGTTGGTTTACTAACTCGCGCATAAGTTGCCTCTGCATGTGTAAGAAAAAACCGCCCGAAGGCGGTTGTCAGTTGATTGATGTACGGCGCCTTTTTCGAAGGCTGGCAATATGCTTTTCCTTCTCAATTTCCGCTTTAATCATATGCAGTTCGTTGTGCTCGATTCGCTCAAATTCTTCATTAAATGCACTAATTGAAGTGGCTCTGGTTCTGCCGTCGAGCCTTCGGTAGATCACCTGAGTCAGAGTTACCTTGCATATTTCTACCGGATAGTTGTTGGCATCAACGAAAGACTGCCCGCGCTGGATCAGGACGAACACTGGTTGTATTCCTTGAGTGCCATATCATAAACACGGCATGCCGAGAGGTGTGTTGTAGTCAACGTCGTTCGTATCCTGAAAAGTCCATGTGTTGTGACGGTAACTTCCGGGGCTTTGAGTTTCACTGCATCAACGATATGCTGATGTTTGCGGCTTTCGAATATAGAGCTGGAGATAACCACACTTGCTGTTAAACCGTAACTTTCAAATGTGATTTTCATGTCATTATCCTCGCAGTTAGCCGGGCAACAAAAATAAATAATGTTGTTCCTGCGAATAACAGGATACCGCCCGTCATTAGAGAAAGGAAAAACAATATTAATGTACGCGGGTTGTTTCTCAAAATATTCTCTCTGTGATTCGCTCACTCTGACAATTCGTTGATCAAGTCACGGTATTTATTCAGTTCTTTCAGCGCCTTACATGCACCCTCCCATCGTTTCTGTTTCCGCCCGGCGCGACGCGCTTCTTTCCGTGATTTACGTAGCAGGTCACCTATAATGTTGTGCTGCACTGGCTGCACTGGCTGCACTGGCTGCACTGGCTGCACTGGCTGCACTGAGGCGATATTTGGTTTTTTGTCCACTTCCCTTGCAACTGCCTGCCAGATGCCATTTTTTACAGTTACTACCCCCTGGTTTTTTAACTTCCATAGAGTGTCAATAACGTCATTCAAATCAATATTGAGACCTTTAGAAATACTTTCGGCTGATGCTTTTCCTAATTTGTTCAATTCTGTGAGCACTGCGTTCATTTTTTTCTCCTGATATTTTAATGTCGGTGGGGCTGTTATACGGTTGGTGAGGTGTCAGCTTCTTCTACCAGCTTTTCCAGTTCATCCAGCTTTCGGGAAAGAATTTCACCAAACAGATGAAGTTCTGCATCTGCTGTAATCGGGATTGGAACAAATCGTATTCCACTTCTGGCAAGTTGATTTGCGATTTCCAGACACTGCCTTAATTCAACTGGTGATGCCTTTGTCAACGTCGTTTTTTCGCTCATTGGTTTTCTCCAGAAATTTAACAATACCCGGAACCATCTCAATGGATGGTGTGCCGCATTGGTTACCCCATACATCAAATCCATGCGAGGTGTGGCGGGCGAACAGTTCTATCCGGGGAACATCGCCAAGAAGTTGCACAAGCTTTTCTCGAGCCATATCCGGCTTGCGGGAGTGATCAAGGCGCGGTGCAGTGAATGACTGGATTATTCCGGCGTTAATGCGTTCGGGCAGATTTCCTTTCACTGCAAAAAGGCAGTCTTCGCTGTTAGCGCGAGTGGTGCTACCCATACCCATGACCAGCTTGTCGGTCTGTCTTTTCCCGCATTTGTTCCAGGTTAATCCTTTCATCGTCACCAGACGAAAGCCCCACGCTTCTACAACCTTCAATGCTTCAAGTGGTTGTGTAGGCACCCACCACATAGCCAACAGGCAATTATCGGCTGCCAGTTCCCATACCGGGAGGCGGCAGATATCCAGAAGACTCATGACCGGATATTTAAAACTTGCACCGCGTTGACCATCGGTTGCTTTGTCGCGGAATGTCCAGGGGGGATCTGCGTAAATGAGGGTGTATTTTTTCGTCATAGCGCGTTTTCAAACTCATCAATGTAAAGTCCTGCTTTAATCAGTCGGCGACGGCGTTCGGCCTTTTGCACGTATTCCTCGCGACAGTTTTTTGCTGCGTGTTCACGGCTTCTGCGACTGAATGGAGAAACGGCATTGCGTGAGCGAGGTGTGTCACGACGAGGATTTGATTCGAGGGAGAAAAAGCGATCAACGATTCCGGTGTCTGTGGTGAATGGTTCTGAAGCCTTTATTTTCACAACCTTACTGCCCTTTGTCAGGCTGCGAGCTACCTTGTTGAACTCGCAAAGTGAAACACCAAATTTCTCTGCTATTTCACTGCCAGTAACAGGACGACCACGAGACTGAATCATCCAGGTGACGCGTTCTTTTAACCCACGGAAGGCACCGGGCCTTCCAGAACGCCTGTAGAAAGCGATCTGTTTCAAATTTTTGTCTCCAGATATGAAAACCCCGACGGGATGTCGGGGATGGTAGGGGAAGCTACAGGCTTAACGAGAAGCCTTTTCGGGAATTTCGATCTGACAATCTTGAAATATCCTGTAGCGTGCGGCGCATTTCTTCCGTCAGATGCTTGAAGGCGTTAAATTCAGCGACAGCTGCGTCAACGTTATAGCCTTTGCTGTGTAGCTCGTTGAGGATGCGCATAGTTGGGCTTGGCATGTCGAAGAGCACAGAAACGTCCAGGTTAAGAGTTTTTCGATCAACATAGCTCATCATGGAGTAGGGGTGGTGCTCTGAAAACCACGATAGAGGGTAGTTGATGTTCATTGGTGCAGGTAAAAGGCTCTGGCGAAGTTTCTTTTCGCACTCGATGAAGTATCGGCGGATCTGGCGGCCTTTTTCGTTACGCTCAACCATCGCCAGTTCTTTGGCTGTGTCGAGAGTTAGGTGGTAGTCCTTGCTACGGCGATCACCTCCTCGCCCTTTGGTTTGCCCATTTTGGCAAATCAAAATATAGTCCTGGCTTTCAACGAATCCATATTCAGCAATGCGTTCTTTAACCCAGTGCGCGAACATTCTGCCCACACCAAGAAAAGAGTGTAGATCACGAGCGTTAACTAGAAGAATTGTTTCGTTGTCGATAGTGCCGTTGAATACGGGGATGAGTTGACTGGTCATGATGACCTCCTTTGAAGTTTTAGTTAGCAATCACCAGTTAGTGGCTGGTGATCGGGTGTCAACTAGAGCCTTCAAAGATGCTCCGGGCATATTCCCCTTGCGGGTATTGTATTACGCCTCTCCACCCGACCTTTGTACGGATGTGACTATGCCAAATTGCAGGCATAAAAAAGCCGCAAAGCTATCGGGTGCGGATGACCGCTTTGAAGTTCTAGTGCGGTCAGTATGCGATAGCTCTGGCGGATTTGTCAAATCATGTAGGCCTTATCTTGCTGTAAGCCGCGCCATTCGGGCTTTTCCCCAGATTTGGGGGAAACTATCTGCGAAGTATTCACCTTTGACGGCAAGTTGCAGGTTAGCCACGGTTAACCTCCTGCGGCGGTTCTGGTAGCGGCATCCAGTGTGTTACCTGCTCAACACCATTGCCCGGCTTAATCGTTGCTTCTCCTCGCCGAAAGGTGCTTCCGGTATAGCGTGCGGAGCATATTAGCGGCTCAACCAGATCACTATCGAAATTCACCGAAATAAGTACGTTCTGATTCTTTTTCGGCATTCGCTCACTACAGCTTATCCAACTATCCGGAGTTACCGGATAGTTGCCCGATAGTGCATTCTGCTCCAGTGATGCTTTTACAAACCACGCTGCCTGAACTATAACGCCATGAATCCAGCGCAAATCAGCATCGCGATCTTTCTTTTTCATCTTTTCGCCACTTAAGGCCTTGCTTATGTGGCTGCGTACCAGGTCTTCATGTAATTCCTTCGCCTCCTCAATGGTGAAACCACCAGGCAGAAGAGCCGGAGTTACCGGAGAGCTGGTTGACGCTTCCGGGATTTCCCGAAAATTATTGGTTGACGAATTCTTGCTTTCCCGAAAGTTTCCGGACTGAAGCATGGCGGTGCGGCAGGCGTTCCATATTTCGGCAGCAATATCGCGCTCGCTATCGGTTAATTTGTACGTTGAAACATAGCCAGAGAGCATTTCTACGTTTTCCGGAGTTGCTTCTTCAGGCACTACCGGTGCTGGCTCACGTATTACAGGCTCGCCCATGCGTGATTCTCCCTGCGCCTCTTTCACCATGTGGTCATTGATTTGCTCCAGTCGCCGAACGTGCTCATCAGCTTCAAGCGCTCGCCGTTTCCAGATGGACAGGTCTTCACGAGCGCCCTGATATGCGTCACCGTATTCGCCGTTAAATACTGGCGCTGGCGGGGCGATGCGTCCAAGCAACTTATTTACCTCTTTCGCCATCGCGTCATATTTATCTAAATAGCGATTAGCTTCTAAGCAGACTCGGTGCATCTGATCTGAGTTAACTCGTTTAACTGGATCTGCTTCCAATGATGCCAGTGCAATCCGTGCCAGTCCTTCCGCTTCTTCTGCTGGCAGTACAACGTTGCTACCCGGTCCGTATGTTTCGCGCCACTGCTTGATTGTCAGCAGTCGCCCTTTGGTAATAGTGATCATGCCGCGTTTCCTTCTTTCTTATTAACAATCACACCGTCATATATTTCATTAAGGTGCCCTCTCAACTCCATGCGCCTTAATGCAGATAACATGTAATCGCATTCAACCTGCTTATTTCCAGTAAATGGCTTATCGTCAGGATTACCCCAACAGCAATTACCCTTGGGCCACCCATGTACTTTCCGTACTCTTCCGTTAACAACGTGAAGTAATCCCCAGCCGGGAGGTAAATCCTCAACTGAAATAATTTCCGGCTCACTAATAAAGAATCGCCAGTCGCCCATGCCAAGTGAGGGATTTTTACGGAAACGCTTTTTTCTATCTGCCAACAAGTCAGCACGAGAACACTTCGCCTCTATCAGGCATGATGCTGAATTTCTGAATCCCATAGCATCTGGCTGTTCTCCGGTACTGGTTACAGCTATAAAGCGGTCATGAAAACAAACCTTGAACCCGTTGCGCTTAAGGAACTTGTACGCAATCTGACAGAGTTCGCGGTGTGTTAACGCCATATCACTCTCCTTTAGTGCGCAAGTGGTTTTTCCAGCGGTTTTGCGCCGCGCTGGGCTTTTTGCAAAAACCACAATCCATCATCCCGTAATATTTCATCAACCCCATCCGTCGGTTGCTGAGTCTCACCCACTGCCAGACGCCAGGAGCGTTTCTACGAACTAACAGAATCTTTGCTTTACGGTTTTTCATCTTACAGCGTACCCTTTCTTCCGCCTGTTCTGTGACGCAGTAGGCTTACGCTTTGCGGCAAAAGCCACCTGACCAAATGGATGGAGTACCGCTATCTTATGGTTGCTAATAATCAACTCCACCACACGCACAGGTCGCTGTAAAAAAAGTCGTTTTGCCTTACGGTTTTTCATCGCTTTGCTCTCCTGCGTCTCTTTGCTGCTCGTCGTGCCGCTGCAATACCGGTATGGCGGCGCTTTGGTGCCGGGATGATGTTGTCAGCCATCAGGACATGTGGCTTTGCAATTAGCGCAGAAGCCCAAAAACGAGTCGGGTACGGTAACAAGCCGATACATGCCATACGCATTACTCACCTCCTTTGATGCGAATGCCAGCGGCGCGGGGCACATTAACTTCCACGATGCGCACAGTTGGTTTGTACATCTCAATCGCAGTCAGCCAGTCAGCGCCAGTCATGCGCTTTTCTGCATCGCCATTAGTCCACTTAACCGGTACACCAATAGCCTTCATCGCGATTTCTATTTCCCCGGCAATGGCGCTTTTTCCGCAACCAGTAAAACCAGATACAACGACCAGAACTTCACCTTTGGCTGGTTTTATTTCCCGCGCTTCCAGTTCTGCTATGCGCTTACTTCCATCCGAGATAACACCTTCGTAATACTCACGCTGCTCGTTGAGTTTTGATTTTGCCAACTCCAGTTGTTTTGTTAGTTCCGCAATACGGCAAACATCGTTGATACGCGTTTCCTCTAATGCGTTGATCTCATCCAGTAGTGCCAGCACGGTTTCTGGTCCGGCCAGAAATTTGAAGGCGTTGAGCGCATCAATATCCACACCGTAATCTTTAAGTTCCTGTTCGCTTATCAGATCATCATCAACTGGCAACATTAACAGGCGTTCCATTGCCGGAATTGCACGTTCTGCCGCCTCACGCAGTGCCTGATAGTTAATTTTGGTCATATCACATCACCCTGAAGCCGTTGCATTTACGTAAAAAATCGCAGATATAGCCCTTCATTTTTTCGTGCCAATCTCGATCATTCCCATTGCACCAACCATCAGGTGGAGTCCAGTTTTCTATCAGAGCAGCCATTTTCTTTGCTTTCGCCGGAGTAGCTGTTGCGGTATCGCAGTAATGACGAGTGTCGATCAACGTATCCATACCATCGATATCAAGTACGCAAAACCATGTGTGATTCGGAATTCCTACAGGTGGTATTTGTTGCCCACGTCGACGTTTATCAATAAGACATACAGTCACTGGTTGCCTCCTTTACGTAGCTCGGCGGCAAAAGCTACTGCGTGATCATGATGTTCAAGTGTGTATGCACACTCCGCAAACATCTCCACCCCCTGCGCCCGTACTTCAGCCAGGAAAGCATCGGTAGCTGGAGTTTCGCTGTGGTGTAGGGCATCGTTGATAATCATTGCAGCAACACCAGCCTGCCCTGCATCCGTGACCGACACATGCTCAAGAGTTACGTCCATTGCGTGTTTCAGTCCGGCGTTCTCTGCCACCAGCGCCGAAAACTTCTCGTGTGCCAACTTAACAGCCGCATCAGCCTGCTTAATTGACTCAATCGCTTTCTGGTGGTCTTCGGCCAGCTTCGCTAAATTAGCCTCCAGTTCGGCTATGCGTTCGTTTAATGCATCTCGTTCATCCAGTAGTGACAGCACGGTTTCTGGCCCGGCCATAATTTTAAAGGCGTGAATCGCATCAATATCAATACCAAGCTCCTTGAGCTTCTTTTCGCTTAATAAATCATCATCACCTGGTAATATTGACAGATGTGTCATCGCTGTAATTGCGCGTTCCGACACGTCACGCAATACCTGATAGTCAATTTCGGTTGTCATATTTTCGTCTCGTTATGGGAGGGGAATTGGTTGTAAGCTGGAATTGCCGGATGTTTACCCGTGTCCGGCGCACGACCTCACGTTGCAGCGTACGAGAATAGACTATTGCTCAGTATCGTTTGATGTCGGCTGAGGACATTCTCCTTGCTCTCGCAACAGAGCAAGAAGCATGGACACACCCTCACGATGTGATGATTGATGAGTGTCGATCACTGAATGATTGATGTTGTTAAACTCAAACATCCTGCTCCTGGCAATAGCCTCAACGGTATTCCAGAATACTAATAGTTCTGTTTTCTGCTCTGTTTTATCAGCGGCAGAAAGTAACGTTTCTGCGCCTTTCTCAAATTGTTGTTGATACTCATCAAGCCAGGTCAGATCAGGAGTAATTCGTACCAGTTCGAGTGAATATTCCATGGCATCCGTCATGTATTCTTTCGGGATGCCATTTTCTTCAAGAATATCTTCAACCTTCTTGCGAATGACCGGAACCAGGAAAAGCAGTTTTGTTTCACGATAGCCAAGTAGTTTTTCCAGATTGCGAATAAATTCATTGCCGGTAGCAATATTCCTGTCAGTGCTATTACTGCTTTTTTCTTCCGGGGTATTTCGGATGCTGGATTCGGATTTTTCACTACCCTGTTGCAGTACTTTTTCTGCAATTTCTATTCTGGCTTCCGTTCCTGCATTTGGCGCAATCTGCTGGAGGTATCTTGCATCGTCAAGAAGTATGGCGATAGTGTGTTTTAATTGTTTTTCGTTCATGGTTACATCTCCGATACTGGTCAGTGTTTGCAGTGACGTCCCTGTCACTGATTTCATCAGACTGAGAATGTCCCGATGAAGGTTAAGATATCTTCTTCTTCGAAACGCTCTTTCAGCAGGTCACGGAACTCTTTGGCAATTTCTTCTTCCGCAGCTTCAACACGCACGATACGTAGCACCAGAACAGGCTGTTCGCTTGTCAGAATGCTTAATCGCAGCGTGAATTCCCTGTTGCCCAGGCCCTCGTATGGGATGCATTCAAAGCGGAAAGTGGCAGGCATTATTTCTTTGCTTTTAGCCTCCACTGACTCCATGACTGAGCGGCTACCGCTGAAGTTTTGCTCTTCATATTCAGCACTGCGTTTTGCATCGATGGTAAGACGACGGACAGCAGAGATAGCCTGTTTGATATCCAGCACATTACCGTCGCTGTCATAGGCTGTGAGGAAGTCGGCCCAGTCTTCCAGCCATTCAGCGAGAGACTTCTGGAGTTGTTTTTTGCCGTCAACGTCACGCAATGCGCGATATGGTGATGTGGCTTTCAGTTCCAGCAGTGCCTTGTTGTCAGCGTGTCCAGGTTGCTCCAGAGTGCCGATATTGAACACAGTGACTGCTTTCATCGTTTCCGCGTTAATGAAGCAGCGGGAGTGCTCATCGGCATACCCTTTGCTGTATTCAACAAAGTCATCAATACTGGTTGTGGTCATGACTCCACGGAAACGAAAACGTTCTGTCATGAATCGTTCCAGACTTTCGATATTTACATTGTCCGGCAATAACGCAACAGGGCATTCCGTAAGCGGCAAATTTTCACCAGAAAAAGCAGTAGTGGTGAGTTTTACAATTTCTTTAATGGCATTGCTATCTAACTGAGACATGTATATTTACCTTTAACTTATGGATTTGGGGATAATGCGCGAGCGTTTTAAGGCGGGGATTATTCAGCGTAAAACAGCGTCATGTTGACCCTGTTTATCGAAAAGCTGTCCCTGGTCTTTCTGGAACAAAGTAAGCTCACCACCTTTATTTACAAACATCGGGGTGTTAGTTGTGTCTTCTTCTGATTTACTACCACGCATTGTCGGGCGTGTGAATTTTAGTTTATGGGAAACTGATACGCGATTTTCATCAAGTGAAGATAATTCGAATTCAACACATACCTTTCCTTTTTTGTTTGTGCTGTTTACGCCAAAGGCAACTTCACTTAATACCGCGCCAAGTTTGTTAACAAATACCCCGCCGTCGAGGTCGTTAATGAAAATATTAACATCTGTCTGATGCTGACTCATATTTATATCTCCGTGTAGAGAGTGTATTGAGGCTTCGGTTGTTTACTGCATTTAAAGCCTAGTTTTGTTTGTGAATTAAAAACTATCGCTGCCGTACTGCCAGTAACCTGGGTCGTCCGTGTGATTCGGGTTTACGTTTTTGCTGCGATTGTCTTTGTCTTTGAGAGTGGAAACCATATTTGCTACAGTTTCTGGTTTCTTTCCTTCAGCTTTTTCTTTCAGTGTCTGCCCTGTTTCTGCAATGAATGGAATGCGGATTTAATGGAATGCGGATTTCCATCTGGTAACCGTCTGCGCCAGTCTTTCTGTTTGTGGTTAATACTTTCTGGAGGACGAGTCCGATTTTCTTTCCGTGAAACTCAGGTGCAACATATTTACTGACGGAAACCATATGCTGCGTTAACTGCCCAATTCCTGTGCATCCCATCATGGCGTGAATAATGCTCGCCCCAAATTTATTTTCAGTGCCGTCATTCTTCTGAACACAAACACTGAGATATTGGATTTTCCGTCCGTCGTCGGATTCTCCAGAAAACTCAATGAATCGGGCACCTTTTTCTGATTGCTTGAGTTCTGCTTCGGTGATGTTAATGATATGCGCACCCGTTTCGGTAATAAAACTACCTTGTCCGGCGGTCAGTGCTGATTCTTCGTTATAAGTAAAAATCACTTCATCCATTAGTTATTAACCCCCCATTGTTCTCCAAATACAAAACCAATTTCCGCCAGTGCTTCGTCCATTTTGTCGATGAACTCCGGCACCATCTCATCAAAACTCGCCATGTACTTTTCATCCCGCTCGACCACGACATAATGCAGGCCTTCACGCTTCATGCGTGGGTCGTAGTTGGCGAAGTACCAGGCGTCCTTGTCTGTAACCCACATGCTGAATTGCACCTGGGCCATGTAAGCAGGCTTGATAGCGTCAAAGCCGCCAAGCCGGAACTTCATGAAGTCGCGGGAAGTAAAGGGGCATTTAAGCTCAAGACCGTTACCGTCACTGCATAAACCATCGGGAGAGCAGGCGGTGCGCATGCTTTCGTCACGAAAAATTATGGGTGTTTCCGAGACGGTAACATCCGCGATAAATTCAAAGAGGGCACGGGCATCATCTTCATATTGCTTTCCCCATGCGAGCGACTTAGCGTTAACTTCCGGTGCCACGCCGGTACAAACTTCAGCCAGCAGGGTGTGGAAGTATGACATTTTTGTATCAGGCCATTTGCTGCCGGAACGTGGCTTTGCTATCACATTGTGAACTTCTGAAGCAGTGATAACACCGAGTCTCAGCTTGTGCCATCCATCATCGCCCTGGTCGAGGCTGGTAATATCCACGCCAGTTCGCTGGAGAATAATTTCTGGTGTCATGACACGGCCTCGCTGTTATTTTCCGTGGTGGCGTGAATTTTCGCTTCCGCCGTGGCCTTGTTTCTGGCAGCTTTCTTTTTGACAAAATCAAGCGTTTTGACAGCTTCTTCCTGAGAGAGAGCTTCATGTGATGCAATCGTGCGACGGAATGTTTTGGAACATACGGGAAGCAGGTCATCCCATGTCTTGTTAATTTCGGTGATTGCCTGAGTGATCTCATTGATAATCTCATCTGATGCGGGAGTGACGTCACGCTCAGGGATGTGATCAGCATTCAGGATGATACCTTCACCGGCCTGAGTGTTCAGGTAGTCGATAGCTGTATCCAGGCGATCGCGACGGGGCCAGTATTTGCTGGCGCGCTTAACAATGGCTTTTCTGGCCATTTCGTCGGGGAAGCTATCCCACGGGCTACTTCCTCCGTTATTTCCGGCTTTGCTGCACGCCCTGATGACCTCGATTTCCCTGTTGCTCATCTCTTCGGTCAGATAGTCGCCTTCGGATGTTTTTACGACACAATAACCGCCAATGCGTGCGCCCCTGTCTACGAATGGGTTGTATTTGTGCGTGGGGGCGCAGTCAATACCGTTGGACTCGTAAATGTCCTTCTCGTAAACAAGTTTGCATTGCCCCCACTGAATGGCTCCTGTGACCTGTGCCAGATGCAGAAGCCCCATATAACTGATATCCAGGCATACAGCCTTTTTTCGTGGGACCAGATACGCCAGCTTGCTGGCCGGGTTCAGGGTTATGCCGATGGCGGCAACATTGATGATAGCGTTCTGTGCGCTGGGCAGATTTGCCCGTGCTGTGTCAGCCAGAAAGGCATTTTTCTGGAATTGCTGAATTGCAAACTGACTTTCCTTCGCCCATGTCAGCGTCGGTTCAGTTAATGCCTCGCAGAATAAATGCTCTTGCTGTTTAACAAATTCAACGATATCGAACATTTTTTGGGTCCTGAAAATCAGAAAGGACAGGGGGAGAATTTTCTCTCCCATTCTTCTTCCGCCCGAGCATAGGCGATCGCTGAGATATAATCGTTGTACGCCTCTTCAGCTTTTTCGCCAGTGAGTGCCAGTTGGGCTTCTTTGGGTAAAAAAAGGCTGCTCATAAGCAATGGTTTATCGGGGAACATGCTGATAAGCTCCTGCGCCCGATCATCAATCCATTTATCCTTTTCATCCTGAATTTGCTGATTAGCCCAGCGACGCTCCTCTATGCGGTCGCAGGTGAGGTATGCGTTCATGGCGGAACTCCTGATTCCGGTTAATGCATTAAATTAATTTGTCGGGAAAGCTGACAGACAGGGCAGTTACATTCTTCCTCTTGCTCCTTAGCGAAGAAATATGCAGCGGCCTGTAATGCGATGTCTTCTGGATGTTCCGCGATAAACATAACATTGCCTTCCGTATCAATAACAGAAATAGCCTCATCAGGCAGGACGACAAAATAGGCGATGATTTTATCATCCATAAAAACTTCTCCCATTATCGTTTTCGCTGGCGTTATGACGCTTTTTACATTGATATTAATTTCTTGATTGAGCATGATATTTCCTTTCAGGCTGGTGAGATTAACGGTTGGCCTTTATTGTTCAGGTAAACTTCTATTGCATCTGAGATAATGCGAATTTTTTCAATCAGTGAATGTGCGTAAAGTGCATTATTAACGTTAGCTGACGCCATGTAATAACGCCCGTTGTAAAGAATTGCAGTGCCGGGTTTAACGTCCTCGCGAGAAACTAATGCGGTTCCGTAGTGAGGTTTGAGCATGACAAATCCTCCGGTTAATTAATCCAGATATTTAATTTAATCCCCGATATGTGGTCGGGGATGGGGTTAATTAAAGATTTACGTTGAAACCAAAGCGGGAAGACTTTTCCGATGTGCGGGAAATGTCCAGCAATTTACGGCGCATTTCTTCCGTCAGATGCTTGAAGGCGTTAAATTCGGCGACAGCGGCGTCAACGTTATAGCCTTTGCTGTGTAGCTCGTTGAGGATGCGCATAGTTGGGCTTGGCATATCAAAGAGCACGGAAGCATCAAGGCTGATAACCTTGCGATCAACATAGTTTATCGTGGCGTAGGGGTGATGCTCTGAAAACCACGATAAAGGAAAATTGATATTCATCGCAGGAGAAGACAGGGCCAGTTGTTTCTGTTCCCATAGTTGTTTTTCCATGCGATCGAATTCAGCAATGTAGGCTTCTTTGAAAGCGGCGGCTTTTTTACCAGTGAATCCCATCACCAGGAAGACGAATCCGTTTTTGGTGATTTGATAGGCGTTATAGGTATTGCCTCGGTGTTCAAATTTAACCCGCGAAAAGTTGCGGGTTAAGAATTGCTCAGAGCATTCGAGGGATTCTATTTTCTGAACAACATGGTGATGTTGCTTCTCAAAGAACTCTGCGATGTCAATTGACGTAGTGATGGCATTGCTGTTTTCAATAGTTACGGATGGGCGAGAAAGGGGAGAGATAGTAGCCATGATGGCAGCCTCCTTGATTGGTGATTGATAACCACCGCTGGAGGTGAGAAGCTCGCTGGCGGTGGACTGTACAGGGTTCTCACAACTGGCAATCAAGGGAACCAGCCCGACCGAAGTCGGCCCCATACAGCCCACCATTGATAAGATGTGCGTGTATGTTGATACAAAAAAAGACGCTGGCGCGTCTGTATCGCCTCGATTGTCAGCGGGGTGAGAATCCCGACACCCGTTTTATAAGGTGTTCGCCAAATATAGCCCCGACATCACACGCAGTCAATACCGTCCTTTCTCAGAAACGCTTTGGCGGTGCCGCCTGCACCCCAAAACATTCCCTGTATTGGTCAGCGCCAACTTCCTGCCAGTGTTGCCCGTTCTCACGCCGTTCTCGCTCTCGCGCGGGGATACTCTCTCATCGACCGGATCGCACCCGATGATACAGCACGTTTACGTGTAGGGGTCTAAACAGGTCATTGACGCTGTAAAGCTCCAGATTGTTAAAGAGCATTTTGCGGCGGGTTAAGTCGCGCCGTACGACTGATTTATGTAGCCCTGTGTAAGGGCTCGATGTTTCTGGCTTGAAAGAAATATAACTTGCGGTGATTTTTATGTAAATACCGTTAGTGGTTATTGAGGGTGAAAAAATATTACTTAACTGATTTTTAAAGTGATTTATTTTTCAAGGGGGCGGTTAGCGGAGTGCGGTCAAAGAAAAACCGGCGCGGGCCGGTTACTCTATGTGAGATTTGGCGTGAGGGAAAAGCCCCCTGATAACACGAAGAAAAGCAGCGAACAGTCAAAGAGAACCCAGCGGGCTTGGTGGCTTTTGACAAAAACACTGCCTGTAACTATAATTAGTTGCAATGTAGCGAAGATGAGATTATGTGGGTATGGGGAAAGCAGATAAGCTACTGGAAAAGTTTTTAAACAGTAAAAAAACGTTTGAATGGGATGAGCTGGTCGTTTTGTTTTCCTCTCTGGGATATGTCAAAAAGGAAATGCAGGGCTCAAGAGTGCGGTTTTTCAATGCTGAAATCAACCACACCATATTAATGCATCGCCCACATCCAGAAAGTTATATTAAAGGTGGAACGCTGAAAGCGATTAAACAGAATCTGAAAGAGGCTGGGGTATTATGAAGCATCTAAAATATAAAGGATATTTAGGTACAGTAGAACCAGATTTTGAAAATAATATCCTGTACGGAAAACTGGCGTTTATTCGAGACCTGGTAACTTATGAGGCTTCTACATTAGCTGAACTGGAACAGGAGTTTAAGACATCGGTTGAGCTGTATTTGCAGTCTTGTGTGGAGGATGGAAAGGAGCCTGATACCCCGTTTAAAGGTGTGTTTAACGTCAGACTTGATCCAGAACTGCATCGTCGGGTCGCTGAAATGGCGATGGAAGAAGATTTATCACTGAACGCCTTTGTTAATAAGGCGCTGGAAAAAGAAGTCAACCATCACACAGGGGCTTAATGTTCCCTTCGTCTTTGACATCCTCACCGCCGAAGAATGGGGAATTTACGGCGCACTGGTAAATGGTGGGGCGAGCAGGAGGCAAACAAAACCCGGCACCAAGGCCGGGTTTTGTTATTGGTGCATTTGGCAGGTTGTAATATCTGGTCCATAAGCCAAAGTAAAAACAGGCTTGTTGATCAAGCCCATGTTCTTTAATGATTGAATCATTTTTCCTTGCTCGCTAACTTTTTGCTTGCTAAGTATTTCTTCCACTTGTTGTGTCAAGGATTTGTCTTTGTTCATTTATGGCTCACTTGATTGCGACTGCTCCCCGCCCGCATTGGGCGAGGGTTCTCGGAGATTTTTCGCTGAAAAAGGAAATAAAATAACCTCCTTGCAAGGTTATTGATATCATCCTGTGAGTTCAATCAAAAGTCTCATCATTCCACTGCGACTTGATGACCTTTCCGACAAACTGGCAGTTTTCGTTACACTCAATCATCTCGAATCGTGGGTTGAGTGGCTCCAGGTACGCTTTACCGCTCTCACGAATGAATCGTTTGAAGGTGAATTCATCGCCGTTCATTCGGGCCACGCAAAAATCGCCATCCTCAATCTCCCGTTCAGGGTCAACAAGTATCAGCATACCTTCAGGGAAGCTGGGTTTACCTCCCTGTGGCGCGGTCATTGAATGCCCCTTAACTTCCAGCCAGAACGACTTGTTACTGGCTTTTGTGGTGGTGGAGATCCATTTAATCGCATCCTTTGCGGTGTACGAAATATCATCCATTGTGAATGCGCCAGCCTGTACGCAGGAGAGTAACGGATATTCGTAAGCAGGGACACGAGTTAATGGCTCTTCAATCGCGAGCGCCATTTCTGCAATAGATTTTGCCAGGCTGGGGCTGAAATCTCCGACCTTTACATTCAGTAACTTAGCAAGCTGCGCTGCGTGACTGGCATTTATGGCGTTGATGCCAGCCATTAGCTGATTAACGGCACTTTGGGTAACACCTAGTTCATAGGCTAATGACTCCTGTGACAAGCCTAACTCTTTCTTTTTAGCGATGAAAATGCTTTTAAGACGCTTGGCGTCTTCCAGTTGCTCAGGGGTTAACGGTTTCTTTTTCATATTCATACCATATCACCTTTGGTTATATGTAATGAAATATCTGCGGTGTTGACATTTTAATAACTGTGCGTAATGATGTGGACATTTGGAAGGAGTCAGTTATGGCGATGAAAAAAGAGACCCTGGCTGATTACGTATACAGGTTCGGTCAGAAGAAAGCCGCTAAGGACTTTGGTGTGGCGCAGAGCGCGATCAGTAAAGCGCTTCTCGTCGGACGTGAAATTTACGTCAAAACCTTTGATGACGGCAGAGTTGAGGCGGAAGAGGTTCGACCGTTCCCTGCGTTCGTAAGAGGTGATGATTAATCCTGGACACACAGCCCATCGGAGGTGTGAGTGAACAGGCAAATCAAAACGGTTATGCCCGATCAGTACTGTGATGCTGATCGGGACTGGATACAGGAGCAATTGTTACAGCTAGACCCGGCCACCAGGGTAAAAATTGCAGCAGAGTACGCGAGAGTGTACCAGGAAGAGTGGGACAAGGAGCCTGTATCGTTCAGGAAGGGCAACAGGGCAAGACGGAGCGCCAACACCCGGTTACGGGTGTATGTCCAGAAGTACGCGAGAGCCAGCCGTGGCTGGATGCTTTCGCCAGTAGCGGTACGGAAGTTTCCCCCGACACCATGATGGCGGTTAGTTGTGTCAGAAATAATTTCACATGCAACTAATTTCCTGAAAGGAAGCGAGGAGGGGGTAAGGGGGTGGAGTCGTTGGTAAGGCCTGTATCCCTTGGCCTAGGCCAGAAGGCAGGTACATAGGTTAGGTAGATCACTGTATAAGAGCGCGATAGTTTCTGGTGAAATAATTATCAAGCTAATTATTGAGTGATAAACTATGTCAGCAGCAATAAAATCGACACTGATCCGTACACTGAGCACTGTACCACTGAGAACAGAGGACCGTTACAGCTTTCTGGCTGATGTTGTAACGATCCTTGAGTCACAGGGAATGCATGTGGCAAGAGATGTCACAGTAAGAATCGATGGCAGAAATTTCCGTGTTGATATTCTCGCGATAGCAAAAACTGGTGGGAGTGTGGCTATTGAGATCGATCGTAGCTCTCCGCGACCCCGCTCAGTCATGAAATTGCGTGAATTGGCACGTCGTGGCACTGAAGGCTTTGTGTTGCTTCGAATGCCAAAGAAACTGACCAGTTATAGTGATGCTGGGATCGAGATCATCCCGGCGAATGGCAAGGGGGCGTCATGCTGAAAATCACCCCAAACTTTGCTCAGGAGCGCGGTTTAAACCAGCTGCGGCACCAGTGGAAACAGCATCGCACGTACCTGATGTATGCACCCACTGGCTCTGGCAAAACTGGTCTTGCAGCATTCGTCACCGCCGGAATGGTTGAACGTGGTATGCGAGTGATGTTTGTCTGTCCGTACACCATCCTGCTGAACCAGACAGCGGAACGTTTCACCGAATACGGTTTGCCGTGGGAAGAAATCAGTTTTGTATGGCGTGATCACCCTAACTATGACCCGTCACGACTGATTCAGATTGCCAGTGCCGACACGCTGATCCGTCGTGAGTTTCCTGACAACATCGATCTGCTGATCATCGATGAAGCACACATGAAGCGTCGTGCGTTACTTGAGGTTATCCGGGACAAAGATATCAGGGTTCTTGGGCTTTCCGGCACCCCGTTCGCAGCCTGGATGGGGAAGTACTACGAATGCCTGATCAAGCCTACAACGATTCGTGAACTTATTCAGCGTGGTGATCTGAGCGATTATGAGTTTTTTGCCCCCTCAATGCCTGATCTGGCTGGCGTAAAAACCAGTAACACCGTATTTGGACGGGATTACAACGAGGAACAGCTCGCATCCATCATGGGGAGTTCGGATCTGGTTGGCGATATCGTCAGCAACTGGCTTGAGAATGGCGAGGATTTACCGACGATCTGCTTCTGCGTGAATGTGGCTCATGCGAACTTTGTTACCCGTGAGTTTTTACAGTCTGGCATTGGCGCAGAGGTGATGACGGCAGATACCCCCCATGATGAACGACAGGACATCATTCGCCGTTTTGAAGAGGGTGCGACCAAAATAATTGTCAACGTTGGCGTACTGGTTGCGGGATTTGACAGCGATGTTCGCTGCCTGATCTACGCCCGTCCGACCAAATCAGAAATCCGCTGGTTGCAGTGCATCGGGAGAGCGTTACGTACTGCGTCTGGTAAAAAACGCGCATTGATTTTCGACCATTCCGGCACGGTTCATCGGCTGGGCTTCCCCGAGGATATCGAGTATGACGAACTGCCGGGTAAAAATGACGGAATGAAAGCGTCTGCTGGCGGTGGCGAGGTTAAAGCTGAAAAACTTCCCAGAGAATGCCCCAAATGCCACTTCATGAAGCCTGCTGGTGTACACATGTGTCCCAAATGTGGGTTTCGTCCTCTTGGTGGCGATGATGTGGCAACAGACCGCGATCGAAAACTCTCTCGCGTAAACAAAGGGAAACGCGAATACAGCCGCGAGGAAAAACAGCGGTGGTGGAGTGAGATCAAGGGCTATCAGAATTACCGCAACGCGACAGGTAAGCCACTGAGTGACGGATGGTGCGCTCATACCTACAAAGAGAAGTTCGGGGTGTGGCCTAAAGGCTTCAGTAACGCGCCGCTGCAAACCTCGGTTGAAGTGCACAATTTCATCAGGTCAAAGATCATTGCCTATGCCAAAGGGCGCAAGAAAGCCATGACCGGAGGCCAGCATGCAGACTAAGAAGGCGGCTGTCGGGCAATGGGGGCGAATTTTTGAATATTACGGCATGCCTCCTGTTACTGGTGTGAAACATTACAACGGCCCATGCCCGATATGTGGTGCCAGAGGTAAATTTCGCTGTGATGATAAAGATGGCTCCGGTTCGTGGATTTGCGTCTGTGGTCACGGGGACGGGATGAAGTTGTTGCAACTTGCCACGGGTAAGCCCTGGGTGACGTTGTGTGATGAAATCGATCGGCTGATCGGAAATACCTGGAAGAGGGAGAAAGTCAGCCAGCCTGTAACAGAGATAAGCAGAAAGCGGAAGCTGGTCATGGATAAGTTTGCCGGACTCCCGTGTCTGCGGGGCACAACAGGTGAGGCGTACCTGCAGGGGAGGGGAATACTCCAGTTACCGACCGAATCCGTGCGTTTCTGTGACCGTCAGATCGCCAGCGGGCGCGAATATCAGGCAATTTACGCCATTGCAACAGATGACAAAGGTTCTCTTTGCTATCTGCATCGTACGTTGCTGGATGGTGATCGCAAGGCGAATGTAGAGGCGGCTAAAAAAATGACCGCGCTACAGGAGTTGCCTGGTTTGCAGCATGCCAAATCGGTGGCAATACGCCTGTATCCGGTGTCGTCCACTCTGGGGATAGCCGAGGGTATCGAAACTGCGCTTTCATGCCGTCAAATCTTCCGCTGCAATGTGTGGTCAACAATGAACTCCGGTTTTATGGAGAAGTTTATTGCGCCACCAGGCGTTAATCACCTGATTATCTTTGCAGACAATGATGAGCACGGCGCAGGTCTGGCGGCTGCCTTTAAATGTGGGCATAAGAATCTCATGAGTCGTAATGACGTTGAGAAGGTCAGCATTCGCTGGCCTGACTTGCCGGATTTTAACGATATGCTCATTCAGGGGTGTGAAGCCCGTGAACATGTGTTGACGCGCAAATTCAAAGCGGAGGCTGCCTGATGGAAATAGAGATGATCAAGGCGGCTAATGGCGTATTTGTACCGGCGTATGAGCGCGATTTACCCCGACTGGCAAAATTTAAAAACGGTGAGCTGTATACACTGGAAGCAAAACTTACCCGTAACCCATCTTTTCACCGGAAGATGTTCGCTTTTCTTAATTTCTGCTTTCAGTACTGGTGCGCTGAACATGCTGGATACGAATTCTCTGATGAAGCGACGCAGTTTGATGAGTTTCGTAAAAATCTGACAATTCTTGCCGGGTTCTATGATGTGGTCACAACCATAAGAGGCGAGGTGAGATATCGGGCAAAAAGCCTGAGTTACGCGAATATGGATCAGGATGAGTTTGAACGTTGCTACAACTCAATGATTAATGCCGCGTTAAAGCATGTGTTTGGGCGCTCAAACAGCCCTGAACTGAATAACCGCCTGCTGTCGTTTTTCTGAGGTGATGATGCAGCAACGTAAACCCAAAAAATGCAAAGTGTGCGGCTCCTCGTTTGTGCCGTTCCGCTCATATCAGAAAGTTTGCTGCGGTCAGTGCGCACTGGAACTGGTCAGAAAAGAAAAGGCGATAGCTTCAGCAAAAGAGCAGGCAGACAAACTTAAAGCGCGCAGGAGGGACTTACAGCCCCGCAGTTACTGGATTAAGCAGGCACAGCAGGCCGTGAATGCTTATATCAGGGAACGAGACCGTAATTTGCCGTGCGTTTCATGCGGGACATTCGATTCTGCTCAGTGGGATGCAGGTCATTACCGTACAACAGCTGCGGCTCCCCAACTCAGATTTGATGAACGCAATATCCATAAGCAATGCGTGGTGTGTAACCAGTACAAAAGCGGAAATCTCGTTCCGTATCGCGTCGAACTGATTAACCGCATCGGGCAGGAAGCAGTAGACGAAATCGAATCGAACCATAACCGCCATCGCTGGACTGTCGAAGAATGCAGGGCGATCAAGGCGAAGTATCAGCAGAAACTTAAAGACCTGCGAAACAGCAGAAGTGAGGCCGCATGACGTTCACAGTAAAAACCATTCCTGACATGCTCGTTGAGGCATATGGAAATCAGACCGAGGTAGCCAGAATACTGAACTGTAGTCGCAACACGATCAGAAAATACACTGGCGATAAAGAAGGGAAAAGACACGCCATCGTCAACGGTGTTCTTATGGTTCATCGCGGATGGGGTAAAGATACTGATGCGTGATATTCAGCAGCTTCTGAATCGTCGGAAGGGGAAAAATGAAACTTGAGTCATCTCTAAAACATTTTAGCCCCAGGGGGGCGCGCATTATCAACGATGTGAAAGAAACTTCCCCGGAACGTCTCACTGGAACCGATGTTATGGCTGCCATTGGTACCACTAGTTGCAGGACCCGGTTCGGTCTGGCAGCCTTCTTTGGTAAAGCTGGGCTCAGTAAATCGGATGAACAGCTTGCAGTTCAGGTGCTGGCGAGATATGCGATGGATACTGCTCCAAAGAACGTAAGGAAGGCTGCCGGGAGTGAGTTTGGCTGGTGCATGTTGGTACTGGCACAATTCGCCTTTGCTGAATATTCCCGATCGGCTGCTACTAGTGTGGCATGCCCCAAATGTAGTGGTACTGGGCGAATGGAATGCGAGCAGTTTACACGTAAGGTTTCATACCCATGGGGTAAAGCACCATATTGGGCCAGTCGATCCCGCGCTGTTCGACCGTCAGACTGGGAGAAATGGACAGAGGTAACGGAAGTTGTACCAGTCGTTTGCGATGTATGTAAAGGGAAGGGAGTGATAAGTGCCAGGTGTCGTTGTGGTGGAAAGGGAGAGGTACTCGACCGCAAAGCCACAAGCGAGCGTGGTGCGCCTGTGTTTAAAATCTGCGAACGTTGCAGCGGAAATGGATTTTCTACGGTACCGTCTACCGCAGCATATAAAGTTGTACTGAAGCGGATACCCGAACTACACGTCAGGACATGGACACGTAATTGGAAGCCGTTTCTTGATTCTCTGGTTGACATTTGTCACCAGGAAGAGCGTAAGGCCGATATTGCTTTTCAGAATGTGACAAGTTTTGGTGATGATGTAAACTAA